CCCTTTAAAAATAAACGACCTAGTAATTGCTTCTGTAAATAAAGAATTTGCACCAGAAAAAATAATCTGGTCTAATAATCCCGAATATGTCATCACAGATTTGCAATGTGTAGGGTTCAATGGCGATAGATTCTACCGACCAGCCCAAGAATTTGGAGACTTCATAGAATATACAGGGTCAGTTATGTTTGTTGACCCCTCTGGTAAAGGTAAAGATCAGACCGCTATAAGCTGCGTTAAGATGCTTAATGGTAATTTATACGTTACAGAGTGTTTAGGGCTGTCTGGGGGCTACTCAGATGCCGTTCTG